AGACGCCGGTCGCGTGCAGCACGCGGTCGAGCACGTCGAACGCCTTCATCAGCGCCGAGCTGCTCTCCACATCGCCGCCGAGGAACTTGTAGGCGGTGTCGAGGATGACCACCTGCGCGCCGTTCTGCTCGACAAGCTGAGCGAGGACGTCGTACGACCCGGGCTGATCCAGCCTCAGGAGGTGGTCGTGGTCGATCAGCAGGTTCTCGGCCGCTGCACGGTAGCCGGGCCGGTCGGTCATCAGCGTCTGCATCCGTCCGAACAGGGAGGCCTTCGAGAGCTCCCGGTCCAGCAGCAGAGTTCGGACACCCGGCCGATTCGGGTCACCGGAGTCGACCTGGAACCGGTTGAGGAACGGGATCCCTGAGGCCAGTGACAGCGCGAGGTTGTCGGCGAAGATGCTCTTGCCGACCTTCGGCTTCCCGGCGATGAGCAGTCGGCCGGCCTGGGGCAGGATGCCCTGCTCGATCAGGAACGTGGCCTGCTCGGGCGGGTTCGCCTCGATCTCGGCGAGCGACATGACCTGGTACTGGGTCTTCCGCTTGCCGGTGGCCAGCTCGGCGAAGTCCGCGTTCGACTTGCCGTCGCGCATGAAGAAGTCGTTGATGTCGGTCTTGCGCGTGCCCTCGTCCGGCAGCGGCAGCACGATGTTCTTGGCGCGCCAGCCGAGCTGGTCGAGCCGCTGTGCAGCAGCGTCCTGGCCGGGGTTGTGGCCGGAGCACCGGTCGAGGTGCTTGCCCGCGCACTTCTGGCAGCGCTGGCCCTGCTCGGGCTTGTCGTAGTTGTGGAAGAGCGGGTTGTCGTTGTCGAAGCAGATGATGATCTTCCGGGCGTGCGTGAACGCAGCCTGGAACTCGTCCTTCCACATGCTCGCGCCGGGGACGGCCACGGCGGCGTAGCCGAGCTGCGTCAGCAGCATCGCCTTCTGCTCGCCCTCGCAGAGGAAGACCTGCCCGTCGGAGTCACCCATCGCGTCCTGGGCGTTGTAGAGCATGCCCTCGGCGCCTGCTTCCCAGGTGTACTTCCACTTCGGGTCGCCGTTGGGCTGGTAGTAGCGGAAGAACTTCGGCCGGCGGCCCTCGAGGTAGGGGATCACGTAGCGGTCGGGGATCGTCTTCCCGTTCTCGTCCACGTGGTTGGGCTCGAAGCCGAGGCGGAAGCGCTCGATGGTCGCGTCGGTGAGGCCATGCTCGTAGAAGGGTGTGCGCAGGGCCTGTGTCAGGTTGCGCTCGAACTCCTTCAGACGGGTGTCCTTATCCCGGAAGGCGGTCACCGTGGTGTCGTCGACGTCGATGCCGAAGAATCGCTCGAGGGTCTGCAGGTTCCCGCGCTCGCCGCACGCAGCGGAGTGGCAGGTGTAGACCGAGCTGGTGGCGTTGACGTAGAAGTTCGTGCCCTTGCGGGACTCGATCGAGCCGGGGCCCTCGTGGAACGGGCACCGCGTCTCGAACTGGCCGTTCTTCGCGCTGCCGCCCTTGATGATGTAGCCCTGGGACTCCAGCAGCTTGCGGGCGGCCTCGCCCTCGGTCGAGGAGGCGCGGTGGGCGGCGAGGTTCACGTTGGGCGTCTGGCGACCACCCTTGACGACGGTCAGGCGAGCCATGCCGCCCCTCCGATGTACTGGTGTGACCCGTGTGACAGACGAGGCGAGATGTTTGCAGTGAAACCCTTGCGGGTAACCGAATGTTCGGTTTCACTGGAGTGGTACACGGGCGTTGCTCCTTCATTCGTGTGGTAGCGGCATGGGGGGTTGAGAGGTTCCGTGTTCTGATCGGGTCACCCGAGATGACCCGAGAGCGAGAGGGTCGGTGTTGGCGCACCGACCCTCTCTGCGTTCTCAGAACGGCGGCTCGTCGTCCCAGATCTGCTGCTGCTGCGGCGCGGGAGCGCCCTGGTACTGCGGCTGAGCCGGCGGCGGTCCCCACGGGTCCGCCACCTGCGGCGACTGCGGCGCCTGCTGCTGCTGCGGGACGTAGCCCGAGGTGCCCCACGGGTCCTGCGCCGGAGCCTGGGCCTGCGGAGCGCCCCAGCTCTGCGGAGCCTGCTGGACGGGCTGCTGCTGCACAGCGCCGCCCGGCGCGCCACCCTGCGTCGCACCGGCACCCAGCGGGAGCAGGTGCTGGATCTGGTGGCCGATGAACGGGTTGCCGTTCGCGTCCTTCGCCCGCTTCTCGTAGGTCGACGTGACGCCCCGCACCTCACGGCGCAGGAAGTAGTCGGTGTCGAGCTCCTCGCCCAGCGCCATGGGCCGGTTGAAGATCGCCTCGGCCCACAGCCGGAGCTTGTTCTCCTGGGAGTCGGTGATCTTCGCCGGCGTGCCGCCGTAGATGTTCTCGCCGATCAGGTTGGCGTAGTTGGCGGGGTTGCCACCGCCGCCGACGTTCTGGATGCCGAGGATCGTGAACTTGAAGTCGAGCTTGTCCCAGTCGCCCCGGGCGCCCTGGACGGTCTTGATCTCGACGGTCTCCACGCGGAGGTGGACGATCGAGTCGGCCGGGAGAGTCGGGTATTCCTTCTGCTCCTCGACGATGAGCTTGGCCATGTGTCTGTTCTCCTGGGTTCTGTGTTCTGAGGGTCAGGCGCGGGTTGCGGCGATGTAGTCGTCGACGCAGAGGACCTTGCCGAAGCGGGTCTTGCTGAGCTTGGCGATGTCGAGGTCGTTGATCTGGTTCTGGCACTGCTCGCACAGCGCGCTGGCGTTGATCTGCTGATCGACAACCGTGACCTCACCGAGCCCCTCCTGAATGGCCTGCATGGCGGCCTGCTCCTCAGTGGGAGGAACATCGGCAGCCGGGGCCTCCGGAGTGACTGCAGCCTGGGGCTGCTGCGGGGCGGCGTTCTGGACAGGCGTCTGAACGTCGCCGGGCACCTGGGCCGGGGCCTGCTGGCTGGGAGCCGGGGCGCCCGCGCCCTTCGACTCCAGCCAGCTCATGAGGCTCTTGCGGGCCCCGTTGGTGCGCTCGTACTCGTACGCCTCGGCGACCCGGGCGAGGTCGGAGCCGTCCCCGACGTACGCCTTGGCCTCCTCGATCGTGCCGCCCAGCTTGGGCTCCACGACCTTCTCCTGCTGTGCGGGAGCAGCGTCCGAGGCGTCGGGCAGCAGGTTGACCGCCTCGAGGTACTCGGTCATCTCCATCGCGGCCGTACGACCCTCGGGCGCCTTGCCCTCGGCCGCGTCGGCCTGGACGGCCTGCCACATCTTGACCAGCGTGCGGGCGTCGCCCAGCGTGACCGAGCGCAGCTTGGCCTCGGGGAACGGCATCTGGAGCGCGTCGTAGACCTTCTTGACGTGCTGCAGCGCGACCTCGTTGACCGGCTCGTCGTCGCCCGCCCGGGACTGCGCGGACGGCTGCTGGCCCTGCGGAGGCTGGGGGGCCTGCGGGGCCTCGGGAGCCTGCTGCTGGGGCTGCTGAACGGGCGCAGCGGGCTGCTGAGCCGGTCCAGCATCAGGACCACCGGTGGGGTTTGCCGGAGGGGCCACCGGGGCAGCGGGCTGCTGCTGGGGGGCCGGGGCCTGCTGGGCCTGGGGAGCCTGCTGCTGGGGAGCAGCCTGCTGAGGGGCCTGCTGAGCCTGGACGGGCATCTGAACCGGAGCCTGCTGAGTCGGCGCCGGACGCCCGGCCATGGCGGCCTTGTAGATCGTGCCGAAGTCCGGCTCGATGAACGCGGGCAGGCGGCCGGCGGTGCGGGTGCCGAGGAAGTCGTACGTCTCGTCGCCCTCGGCCTGCAGCCAGTACTTCGTGAAGCGGCTGCCGGTGGCCGCGTCGAACTCCTCCTTGCGGAAGGAGCGCAGCGAGTAGCCGACCATGCCTGCGATGTCGGTCGCGATCGCGCCCTCGAGCCCGGGCAGCACCTTGGTCTGCGGGTTCTGCTCGGTGCCGATGTCCTGCGTCTTCAGGTGCACGGTGAAGATGACGTGCAGCGGCAGGTTGGTGAAGCCCTCGACGATCTTGATCATCTCGTCCTTCATCCACGCCCAGTCGTCACGCACGAACTTCGTGCTGCGCTGGTCCTCCATCCGCTCCCTCTTCAGGATCTTCTGGAGGGTGTCGAGGGTGTCGATCGCCACCGCGTCGATGGTGGTCATGCCAGCGTCAGCCGCCGCCTGAGCCCGCAGCGAGTCGTTGCCCAGTACCATGAGCAGCTCGCGCAGGTCAGCGGAGCTGTTGATGGTGACGTACGGGATGTCGAGGTGGGCCAGCGAGGCGAGGTTGTTCGCCCGGGGCTCGGTGTCCGCGATGATGATGTTCGGGACCGTGCCGAGCAGGGTGGTCTTGCCCGACTTCGGAGGGCCGCTGACGAGGGCCTTCAGCTTGTCGGGGAAGTCGGCGCCACCGGTGCGCTTGATCAGTGCCATGTGTCTTCTCTCTTGGTCTCTTGCGTCTTGGACGTGCGTCTGGAACTTGCGTCTTGGCGTGCGATAGGCGGCCTCCTGGGGCCTGTAGGTCAGACGGCTGCTGCGTCCGTCTCTTCGATCCGCCGACGCTCGGTGCGAACGCGGTGGCAGTTGGCGCAGACGACCTCGCACTTGGCGATCTCGGCGAGGATCGTCTCCATGGCGGCTCCCCGGTTGACGAGGGTGCCGACGTTGCCGAGCTTCACTCCGGACACGTGGTCGAAGTCGAGCGCGACGGCATGGTCTTTGTAGCCACAGTCGGCACAGCCGGCCGCGACCTTGATCGCGTCGACGTGCGCCCGGATCGCCTGACGGCGAGCCTTGGTGCGCTCCATGTGCTTCTCGCGGTTGGTGTCATACCAGCCCTGGAAGTACTCGGAGCGCTTGCCGACTCTGGCGTCGCCCATCAGATCCGCTTCCCGCCGTGCCTGTAGCCACGGGTGCGGTTGTAGGCGATCTTCCGCTCGTACTCCGAGCGGAGGTTGATGCCCTGGTGGCGGCAGAGCGTCACCAGGTAGCTGAGGGTGGGGTCGAGACTGGTCTCCGGGGTGATGCAGGAGATCAGCTTGTGGAGCTTGGCGATGTGGCTGCCGATGCCGAGCCACGGGTCGTAGTCCTGGGAGTCGATGATCTCGGTGAGGGTCGCCCAGCTGAACTCGATCTTGCGGCGCAGGCTCATGTCGAGCAGTCGGATCAGCACGTCGGCGCACTCGGAGCCGAAGCCCTCGGGCTTGGGGAGCCGGTCGAAGTCCCCGCCGCTGGTCGTGGCGTCACCGAGGCCCCACGAGCGGTAGGCCTCGAACATCTCCGAGACCTCGGAGTGGTTCAGGGCGATGTCGTCGTCGAAGGTCCGCTCGTCGTCGAACCAGCCGTTGGCGAAGTTGACCGAGTAGACCTCCCCGCGCATGTGTCGGAGGGTCGCCTCCTGGGTCTGGACGGTCATCTCAATCCTCTTCCTCTCGCGGCGGCATGCCGCAGTGCTCGCGGAAGTCGCAGTACAGGCACGACTCGCCGCTGATGTTGGGCACGAAGATCCGCATCGCGACCGAGAGCCCGAGGGCGTTGATGGCCATGACGAGGCGGTTGTAGTGGCGCTCGGTCCGCTCGCCGGCGTCCATGCGCTTGGGCTCGGTGAGCGCCACCCACTCCCCACGACGGGGAAGGTCCTTGTACTTCTCGAAGAGCACCACGGCCTGCTCGGGCGGCCAGCCGTTGGCCGCGCACAGCTGCTCCCAGAAGGTCAGCAGCGTCGTGGCGTAGCCGTACGCCGAGAACTGCAGGTCCTCCTCGAGGTAGCCATAGGTCGGGGTCTTCTTGTTGGTCTTGTAGTCGGAGATCTTGACCGCGTAGGTGTCGAGCTTCCCGTAGTAGGAGATCTCCAGCTTGTCGATGGTGCCGTGCAGCTCGTGGCCGTCACCGATCGGCACGTCGAAGGTGAACTCCCGGCCGAGCACCAGTGCGGAGTCCCACTGGATGATCGCCCACCAGTTGCTC